GAAAGATTATGAATCTTATTAATTCTTCTCAATGAAATTCCATTAAATTCGTATTTTTCTACAGGAGATCCAATTGGATAAGTAAACTGGGAAACTAAAGTTCCATCAACTCCTCTTTGCGAAATTGTAAGAGTATTACCAGAAACTGATGTATATTCAAATACTTCATAACCTATCAATGCATATCCTGGGTTTAATAAACCTACTGGTAATCCTTCAAAGGTATCAAATCCTGTAGCGTCATCGAGCGTAACTTCCAAACCATCTTGTTCTAATTCCGTTGTTGTATCTGCAAAATCACCATCGAAAGTTGGTCTCATCTTAGAAATTTCTACATAATTTTCTGGAGAGTGCATTCCATGATTTGGTTGATAGATCTTCATATGAAAACCAGTATTATATTGATCAGCATTTATACTGGAAATAGTAACTCCCGAACCAACATAAGTTTGAATTCCTGAAGAATTTATATATGAGACTGTTGTTAGACCGGCAGCGAATGTTCCTTGAACATTATCAATAACAAAAGTATTTGTTGATCCGATCGAGGTTACTTGGAATTGTGCTCCAAATCCACTATTAAAACTTGAACTATCTGGAATTGATAATATATCTCCTAGAACGTAGTTATTACCTCCATTTGTGATTGTAATTGTGGAGACTTGTTCATTACCATCGACGATTAAAGTAGCCTCCGCGCCCACACCAACACCAGTCTCGGATTGTAATGCAACATCAGTATATGTTCCAGTACTATATCCAGTACCAACATTAATAACAGATGATCCAGAACCTATTGCAATACTTCCACCAATAGCAGTTAAAGTGCCCGTTGCATTTCCTTGAACTATAGTCACCCCAGGAACTACATTGATAGAGTCAAATCCGGTCGATCCCAACCCAACAACAATTTTTTTGGAAAGTGGTAGTAATTGATTGGATCCCGTAACAGTTACTTTTTTGTTTGATATGGAAAGATTTGGATTGAAGAATCTTACGAGACCTTGATCCACAAAATCTGCTCTATAAAGTTTGTATCTAAGGTCTTCTAGTTGGGCTGGAGACCAAGTTGAACCATTTTGCGATTTAAACAAACTACCCAAAGTATACTGCTGAGAAACTTTAATTCCGGTATAGATATCATTCTGACCCAGTTCAGATATAAATACCCTATAATTTGGACTTCCGGAAAGAAGAACCATAGCATACTCCGATCCTTGCTGAGATCCAATAGGAGATTGTCTTGTCTGAATTTCTCTAGGACCATTTAAGTAAACGGGGGATGGGAATCTAATCCTAGTTGGAATTGTTCCATCTGTTGATACATTTACTTGGTCAGGTTCTAAAGTAACTTCTGAAAAAGGAACTACTAGTGTACTAGGAACACCAGCAATCATTGGTCTAATTTGGAAAGTTACTGGAATTGAATCGTCTTTTGTCTCAAAGAAAATATCGCAAGACGTTATGAAAATACCAGAATCTTCACGAACATAGAATGATTGTGCAAGTGGGTCCCACTGTTCCCATTGACCACCACTTCCAGGGACAAAATTAACATCGGAAGTTAGTGTTGTTGTATTTGTAATAGTAGTTACATTTCTCACTCTCTCTGGAATAATTGTAATATCCCTAGTCGTTGTAATTGTAAGTTCTTCAACATTTAAAATTCCAGACGATGAATATTCTGCTTGTGCTGAACTTTCATTAACTCTAGAATTGGCAATAAATTCATCAAATATTTGATCAAGATTGTTGAGATCTGGAGTATCAATAACAGTGAATGTATTTTGTCCATTAGTCCACTTTGGATTCCCGATGACTTTTGGATTTGGGATAAATAATGATCCCAAAAGTCTTCCTGCACTATCCGAAACCAATCTTACTCTTGTTACTCTAGCAATTGCACCAGAAGTAGATCCAATAAGAGTCATTTCAGGTCTTACTAATCCAAAATAATCAGTTTCTGATGGTAATTGTAAAGCTCTAGTGTCTACGTTTAAGAATGTAGATGATTCGCTGTAGTCGTTGGGGATGGTCTGCTGAGTATATGGATTTAATGTAAAAATATCTGGTTTTGGGGTAAGATTTGGATCCTGGGGAAGAACTTCGCCCGTAGTAAAGTCAGCAACAGGAACTGGGTTTGTTATTGAAGGTGGATTTGACCCATCAAATGGTCCAGTCTTATGATTTGGTTTACAAACTCTAAATGATACTTTAGTTTCAGTATCAAAAGGTCCACTAGTTACAGTTTCTCCTATTTCAAATTTACCAGAAATCATTTCAATCTCAAGTAATTTTGGAACAACGTAGTTACTTACGTCTATACCCTCAAAGAAAGGATAGAATCTTGTTACTGGTCTTAATCCCTTCACATCAAATTCAATATTTCTACTTCTAATAAACCTTACTGGTTCAGTATAGTGAGAAATAGATTCCGAAATTGTCTCCTCTGTTAGTATTTCTGGTGGTATGATAATAGTCGATTGTGTTGTTTCTATAGTTTCTTCAATATTATCTTCTACAGTAACAGTTCCATTTGGGTCAGAAAGATCAATATCAAGTACCACAAATCCAACAAAAGCAGGAGAATTGTCTAATCTATTAAAGAAAGATCTTGCAGCATCTGGTGGAAGTATTCTGTTTATAATATCTCTATCTTCAGTTGTCACTTGACCATAATTAACCTCTAAACGTAATTTATTAGTTCCTGCATAGAATCCAGTTTCTTTCTGTCTATTATTAACTGTCCTTGCACTTTGTTGTAAATTATTATTATCTAAATTGACTGGAACACCACCAATTGTTGTTACATCGGAAAGGATATTTCTTACAGTATCAATCCAAATACTACCATCAATTCCAAACTGAGCATTTGCTTCATCTTGGCTTACTCTTTCATCTACAATAACATCTTCGGTTACTGTCACATTTTCATCGGGAAGAACTAAAGTAACTTCATTCTCGACCATATTATTGACGGTTCTGAATTCTTCCTCAATCCAAGAATCAATAGGTGGATTTAGTTGAATAATACCTTCCCAGTATCTAACCAAAAATGGAGTTACACTCTCCGTCTTCGTTGCATATGGTTGTTCATAATATAGAACCTCATTGTAATCAAGAGTAATTAAATCTCCAGTTTTTCTAATTCCAGGAGACCCAAGATCAGTAACATAACTCTGATCTACATTGGGATTAAATGTCTGACCAATTCCTGAGATTGCTTCAGAACCAAGTTGTAAATCTATTAGTGTAGTATAATGTCTTGGTCTAAGGGCTGCTTTACTTGTATCAATTGCAGATCTAAATGATAGATTTGATACATCCTGATATTGTTGAGTCGTAAAGTTATCAACAAAGAATCCACACTTAAATCTATCAAGTCCAGTTTCAGCATCTTTTATAACTAAGTTCTCAGTCTTAGTCTCTAACATCGTAAGAGTGGTATATTTTTCAAGCCTTTGGATTCTATCTTCAAGTTTAGAGATATCTGACATTCGATATCTCTTATGAATACTCATATCCACTGCAACATTTTTTATGTTATAGGTATATGGTGGAACATAAATTGTTGCAATATCTAAAGTATTTGACTTATTCTTTGGTTCAACTGGAACTTTGTCAGGTTCACCTTGAATAATTTCAAATAAACCGTCAGGTTTTAAGATAACCTTATCAATTCTTCCTACGTAGTAAGTATAATTTAGCGTAATATTTTCACCTGGAGCAAGAATATATTCCGAATACTGACCATCAGCAGCAAAGTTTCTTGAATTGAACTCAAAAGGAGATCTGGTTGACGAAGTAAATGGACCAACTCTTGGTCTTATGTCAACATAATCAGTTAATCTAGAATTTGCATAATAAGGAACATCATACTTAAAGTTTTCTTGGTTATAACTGTTAACTGTTATAAATTCTCCAGTATCCGAAGGATCAATGGTGTAATTTTGAAATATAACTCTAAGTTTACCTTTTGGTTCTGCTACGTTTCTTTTTCTTACAATTCTGGAATAGTCGTAATATGTTGATCTTTGTCCGTCATCTAATGAATAGTTATTTGAAACATTTTTACTTCCCCTTAGTTTTGAAGAAACTATGGCTTGAATAGATGATTCATCACCAACAATGACTTCTCCAATGCTGAATTTAAAGGTGTTTAGATTGACGTATTCTAACTTGTTTGAATCTTTTTTATTGACTATTATAGCAACAGCACCAGAGGACTGACCCTTAATCTGCTCTCCAACAACAAAATCTACGTTACTGTTTGAGGGTCCACTAAAACCGCTTAGTGTTAAAGTTGGAAGAACAGGATCGGAAATATCTTCAGATTCAAAAATAGCCAAAAATCTAGCAACATCCGGCACACCAAGACTTATTTGTTTATCTTGAACTCTTGTTCCATAGATTTTGCTATAAGTAAGTCCGTCATTAAGAGTTGTAGTTCCAATTCCCGATGATGTAAGTTTTGAGTTGGAAATTACAACCGAAGAGGTTTTGTTAAATTTCTTAGATTTTGAACTTGCTCCGATATTTTTTACAGTTGCAATAAGTTCATAATTTCCAGAACTTTTTGAAAGATTTGAAAGTGTTATTGTTTTTCCTGTAGTGGATAATAAGAATTGGTCACGTCTTAAAGATTCGTAAGTTCCATCTGGGTATGAAAGAACATATCGATCTTCATCAAAAGATTCAAAGAAAATATCAATGTCTTCCGCCGGAATCGTAACTGAAACGGTATTATTGGAAAAAGAATCACTAAACAGTCTTCTTTGAATTACTTCGTTCTCCGCAAAATCTAACGTAGCAATATTTTTATCACCAAGTAAAGTCATTAAAGACTTAGTTCCAGAAATATTAGATTCAATTTTAAAAATATTTGTTATATTTTGTTCATTATCCGATAAAGCACCATTACAAACTCCAGTTACTGTAGTAATCCCCTGAATTTCAAAATAAGTTCCACCAAGACTCACATTGGTTACTTTATTGTAGATTGGGTCACTTCCAATTGAAGAATATGAAATAATGTCTCCAGGTTTTATTAATTTTACGAAATTCTTTTCCAATCCTGCAGAAACTGTACTAATTCCTCCACTAGAAGCAGTTATATTGAACGTAGTTCCTGGACTTGCAATATAAGATTTTCTACTTAGTAACAAGTCTGCATTAAATGTAGATATTCCAGTTTGAGAATATATCGACTTAATATCTCTTATTGAATAATCTGTTACCGAATTAATTAATCTGGAATCATCAATTCCATTTATCGATATTGGTTCATTTTCTAAGAATTTTCCACTAACTTGATATAATGTTAAAGAGTCTACTCCCGCAGCAGTATCTGATACAAGATAACCCGAGGCATTGCTTCTCTTTCCTTCGACGAACGCAGGGGTAGATAGTGTATCCGTAAATGAAGTTGTTAATCCTATAGTTGTGTATGTTTGAATATCAAATAATCTTAGTTCAAATCTACTTGTATCATCAATATAACTAGTCTCTGGGACAAAATCATAAACTCTTGCGTATCCAATTGTTGTTCCAGTTGCAACATGAGGTGTGGATCCAATCCTAGAGTCCATTAAGCTAACAACAGAATCAGTTCCCAACCCAGGAGTTACTGTTCCATAAACATTATTAACTACGCATAAAGATCCTGAATTATAAGATATTGATTGATTTTCTGAATCTTTTGTTGTTCTTGCTTTTGGAACATCCAATAAAGTAGCAGAAATAGTTTCTACATCATAACCTTGGACATAGGCTTTTCCTGGCCCAATTTCGTAGACCATCAATTCTTCTGATGGTGTATTTCCTTGTGCAGTTCTTTGGGTTTCAAAAAACATTCCATCAGAAAGAGTTCTGTCGTTTAAAGAATCTCTAACAAAAAGAGTAAATGGTTTTACATAATAGTCACCAGATTCATCATAAGTTCTCCTAGCTAACTGATCTCTTAAAATATTATACTGTGGGTTTTCATCAAAAAACTGAGGAATACCTCCTCGAACTCTTAAAATTTCAACAAAAGAATCTATTTGGTTATCGTCAATTTCCCTTTTTGATAAGATCAACTCCAACTTAAATCTATCTGCACCTGGAGCTGCATAGTTTGAAAATCCCTGAGCATTATCAAATAATGTTGAATCTTGATCCGAATTTATAATGCTTTCTACAACTTCAAATCCAACTTTATATGATGGCGTAATTCTATATTGATCCAATAAGATCGTTTGTTCAGCAACTCTTACAAAAGTTCCTCTAACAAAATAAACTCCTGGAGCTACAGAAACTGAAGACCCTTCTGCAGTTGAATTTTGGGAAATTGTATTGGCAAATCCCTGTCCAGATTGTATTGTTACTTGTCCATAAGATATAGAATTTTCTAATAAAAGAGTTTCGGAATCTCTAAAAATCTTTACATCAAAGTCTTCACCACCACTTTGGAGATATTTGACATAAATGGTATGTATATTTCTTTCGGACTCTACATCAGTTAAAAGATATACTATTTCTGCAGTTACTCCACTAGACTGACCTCTAATTTTTGATCCAAGAAGTTGATCAAAATATAGAGAAATGGGAACTCCATTAAACTGAGACTCGATTTGAATGGCATAAAGAGGAGAATAATATTTTAATTGCCCAGGAATTACTACAGAACCTTCTTTAAAAATATGAGTACCAAATCTCTCAATCTGATTTTGAGCAATTGATTGAAGAGTATTTAATTCTCTTGCTTGTATTGGATATCCTGGTTTAAAAAGAACTTTGTAATAGTCTTTCTGTGGGTCAAAATCGTCAAAATATGGAGAGACGTTGAGATTAGTTTCCTGTGGCATAATTCTTTAGAATTGCAAAATAACTTTGATATCTTCTTTTTGATTTTGAGATCTAGTAATCGAAGGTCTATTATCGACGTAAATAATGTTTCCCGAGTATTTTTTAACTTCTGGATTTGATATTCCGCCAATAAAAGGTTGTCCAAGATTATATGTTCTACTATTTAGTGTCGTAGTAATACCAGTAAAGGAACTGTCAATATAAAGGTTTGTTCCGTTTATAAGAGTTGTTCCTCCGGTTCCCACAGAATTTGTAAATCTATTTAATTGTATGCCATAAGTTGGTGATGAATTTTGAGAACCATCTGTATTAAAACCAACGAGGGATTTATCCTGCCAATATTTTAAAACTCCAGTATTCTGATCATAAGAAACTACCCTACCTACAGCAGTAACTCCTGTACCTATAGTTTGAGTAAACCTAGAATTTGGTATAAATGTTGTAGTGTCATAATCTTCACCAACTAATCTAAGTGCATAAACTGCACTTGCTTTATCTATATCTAGCAATGATGTAGAATTATATGCCTCAGGATTTTCTACAATACCAACTCTAGCAATTTTATTACCAGTAATAAAATCTGGATTTTCTGTATCATTTTCAATTCTTGAAAAAATTAAAACATTATAAGCTCCAAGTTCTCTGTAGATATCTGCACCATGACCACCTTTTGGTGGAATAATAACATCAAAAGTTGGTGGAATACTTCCAGTCGGCACATTTCCCCCAACCAAATCTACAGTTCCATAAGTATATCCAGAACCACCAACTGAGACTGTAATAGAATCTACTTTTGAATCGTTGTTAATAACAATAGTTGCTTTAGCTCCAGTGCCATCACCTTTAATAGGTACATTTGTGTATATTCTATTTGCAGTCCCCAAACCAACACCACGATTTGTAATAGTTATAATTTTAAGTTGATTATTTGGTGTATTTGTATTTTCTCTTATTGCACTTTCCGAATAATTTTCCCAATCGTTTGGTACCGGAATAAAATTAATAGTATCAAATTTTATTATCTCACTTGGTTTTATTGTGTAAAGATATTTCCAAATATACCCATCCCCACTATCTCCAGCTGCCTTTGGTTCCAAATCGACGAAAGTTGGTTCATCCAAAGATGGTCTACCACTAGGATTCTCTGGGTCTGTTCCATTCTGCAAACAAATATAAACCCTAAAGTCACTATTAATTATGTAATAATTTGATGAATAAAGACTTGTAGCACCAGAAGGAGATGTATTTGTCCTACTGATATCATGTCGGTACATATCATATACTGTGCCCGATGACCAGGTATTTTTTTTAATAACGAGATTAACATCACTTGCTTTGATTTTTTTCAAAGCAATCATAGTATCCCAATAATCATTTTCTTGCTCAAAACTATCTTTTGGTGATGGTGGATTCAATTCCCAAGAGGATGAATAGTCTGATGCGTTAGTTAACCCAACAAAAGAATAATATGAATTTGAAGAAGAAGTGGCCGCCGCAACAAAATTCTTCGCGTTTAATATTCTTAATTGATCAGTTATAATTGCTGACATTTTGCAGTTTTTTATCTATTTATGTAGTTGAATAACCATTATATTTTAATCTATTGAATCTTTGAACTGATGGTGAAGTGGCGATTCCCCCAATATTTGCATATGTATTAAACTCTTGTGGATTTAATCTAAATGGTGTTTCTATTCTTCCCCAACTATATTCTCCATAAAAAGCACTAAACCCAAAACCACTCAATCCATCATAATCGGCAACACTTACGGTCACTTTAGCAACATTAGTAATTCCAATTCCAGGAACAGCAGTTTGTGCAATTGAAACTGCAGCAACTTGATAAACATTATTGATAAATGATGTGCCAACTCCAACAATATTATTGAAAGAATCTAGCGATGTAATCCCATATCCAATATTAGAATTATTAATAGTAAAGTAGTATCCAGTTTGAATTCCACTTATACCCGTAGTAGCAATCCCAACTTTTACAATACTAGGATCTCTCAATACAGAATCTTTTGGAATAAAGAAATCAAATATAATCCCCGTTGATGCAACACCAACAGAAGTTGTTTGAACTCCAGTAATAATTCCAAAATCTCCTTCATATGTTACTGAATCAATAGACTCGTAAGTTATCTTCGGAGATTCTATTAAAACTATAGGTGGTTGTGATTGCAAGTAACCAGATCCACCAAATGTTACTGAAATTCCAGTTACCTCCCCACCAGAAATAATTGCTATTGCACTTGCAGTATTTTGTGCTGTTGTTGTTCCAAATCCAACTGGTCCCGATATTGAAATTGTTGGTGTGGTAGAATATCCAACACCACCACTAGTGATAATAACTGAAGATATTGTTCCTGAGGCGGAAACAATCGCCGTTGCTGAAGCGGATACCACCGAATCCTGAGAAACAATTATAATTTTATTTTGTGGAAGTTCATTAAGTCCATCATGAATATATTCTTTTTCACTGTCGAAGAATGTCTTAACACTTTCAACGAATATTTCTTCTGAATTAATATCAATATTTTTTATTATGTTTGTGCTTGGTTGAATATAAGATTCGTAGATGATTCTATCTTTTCCAACTACTTGTCCATTTATAAAGAGATCTTCAGTTTGTCTACACCATACCACCGGTCTCAGTAGTGTTTCATCATCAGTATTTCCCGGACCAGAATAACTATCAGTTCCTGCGCTATCAGAAGAAATTATTTCCACAATCAACCTACTATTTTCAGTAAATTTAATATTATTATCAGTTAATGTAACTTTATCTCCAATTTTAACATTTTCTAAAATATCAGAATTTGAAGTATCAACATTTTCTGTTCCTTTGTAGAACAACACCTTAGAAGTATCTCCTTCCTTTGGAGCCTCTACAAATGTTATCGTACTCCCACCTTTAAATGTGTAAGATTGTCCAGGAATTTGCAAAACATCATTGATAAAAATCAGTAATGTTGACTGGACATCGATATTTGAACCAGGTCTTGATCTAATTGTAGTTTGGTTTCCCTGTATAAGAATTGGGAATACTTTTCTCTCTCCGTCAAATAGAGAATCTATGGGATCGATAACTTGGAGAGAACCAACAGTCCAAGATGCAAACTTATCATCAAAAGTATCATCTATTGAAATTTGAAATTCAGAAAAATAAAGTGAAGTGTCTGTAGCAATTCCAGTAGTTCCACCAACAGAGACAGTCAATATTTCTCCTCTCTTATACCCATATCCAAAATTTTTCATTTCAAATGAAATTATACTAGATCCCTGACCAACAACAATATCCACAACCGCACCAATTCCGTTACCTGCGGAAGATTCTTGACTATAAACTAGTGGAATATTGGAATATGATAATGGTGAATCAAATATTACTATTGGTGGATTTGTTGATGTATAACCAATTCCCGGATTTGTTATTGCTACACTTACGACATTTCCATTACTTACGGATGCAGTCCCAATAAATTCTATATTAGGAACGCCTAGACTTGAAGTTGCGACACCAACATGCACTATTTCTTGAATACCAGATCTATATCCAGATCCACTGTTTCCTATACTGATTGATTGGATAGTTCCTGCACTAGAAACAATAGCAGTTCCTCCAGCCGCCACCAATGGTTGATATCCAAATCCTGGAGTAGATGCAACAGAAATAATAACACCCCCTCTAGGAATACTTGCGGTGTTAACATCGTATGTTGAAGATGAAGCAGATCCTACAAATGTTATTGACGTAACTCCAACTTCTTCGGATAAAGAATAATCACCCTCAACTAAAGGTGCTACAGGTCCTTGGAAAATATCATTAATAAGAACAATTGCGTTATCAGAAGATATTCCCGTTACACTATTTCCACCAGACTTTAATTCAAAAGTTTTATCCAATCCATCAAAATTATTTGAAATATTATCAAAAATATAATTTTTTGAATATGGATCTTCATCAGATCCAGTTATTCCCGATCTTAAAAATACCCTTCCACTAAATGTTGATCCTGTAGTAATTCCAATATAATCTTGCTCGTCAGGTCTTGTTGATGGGTTTGTAAAAGGAACTTTCCCATATGGAGCTTCAGAAAAATAAATTTTATTGCCGATAATATTGTAATTTCCAAATATTTTAGTGACCTGACTGGAGGATGTATGAGTAGATAACCCAGTTCCCAACCATTTTCTAGATACCCTGATGGAATTTGTACTTGCAACCCCAACAGAATTGACTCTCATAATCTCATCATCAATCTTTATCAAATCCCCACCATATATAAAATCTATGCTTGATATATAAATTATGGAGTCAAATATAGAAATATCTTGCGATAATGTTGTAGAAATTTCGCTTAGTGATATAGGAGATTGAATTAAATTATCAATTCCAATAATAACCTTTTTATTTTGATTTTTTGAAGTAAACAAGTGAGAACTACCAATACCAACACCAGTTAAATCTAAGAATTTGGGAATCGGACTAAGAGCCTCAGAAGCAGAAGCTGCAACTCTTACGTTTAAATTATTTAATTTTATAATGTATAGTGATTGTGGAAGTTTATCTGTTATTCCTATTCCTGCAATTGATGTTGATGCAATACCTATTGCTTGCGTTGTTCCTACTCCCGGATATGAATAAACTACTTCCTCACCAGTTACGTAAAAATTATTTGGAATTGTAATTGTATTATTCTCCAAATTTACATATTTGGAGTCACTTCCATCAAAATATCTTTCAAATACTGGGTTATTTTTATGACTTAGGATAAATTCCTTCCTAATGTCGTTATCAGTTCCGAGGTAGTCATTTTGATCATATTCAATATATCCATTTTCTAAAGAAATTCTATCGGATTGTGGATTTAGTCCGATGTTAATTGAGAATAATTTAACATCAACTTCTATATCTTGATTTGGTGTAAAATAAATTTCAGTATTATTACCAGAAACTCCGGCAGTAACTATACCCAAATTATTTTGTGTATTAAGAGTTCCAAATTCTACCATATAGCATTCATTTTCATTGGAATTTGTTAGTACTAAAAATTCAGAAACTTGATATTCTGAATTAGTTTTGTCCTCAATACTCGCAATAAAATATGAGCCATTATATAAAGTATTAGAATATACTGCTAAAATATTTTCCGTTGGAGAACTGCTTGATGCAATTCCCACTGAGGAAGAAGATAAAGAACTTCCACTTACAATTTGAGTTCCTATTCCAGATGTAGAGGTATTTCCTATAGAAATGTTAAAGGTATTGATTACATAATCAACTGATGTTGGGGCATTTGGAGTTATATCTATTTTGACTTCAGAACCATCCAAGTATGCATTATATGTTCCTATACCAGAGTATGATTGTGATGATATAATATTCGTTGTTATTTGCCCATAATCTAAAAGATATGCATCATTTCCATCATTGATAAGAATAATTTCATCAGTTTCGTAGTATGATGCATCAGTTGCTCCAATTTGAACTAGAATTTTTGATGATCTATAAGTAGAAGCAATACCAACAATTGGAGTTGAAACCGATGTTCCTTGTGGAATTGTTGTAGTACTTGTATCAATACTAACACAATCTCCTAGATTTATAGTTCCAACCCCACTTATAATATCGTTTAGAGAAAAAGAGAGTGTCTGTATATTGTAATCATTAAACTGCGTTTTTTGTGGATAGAACAACAAGTTTCCTAAATTTCCGGTGATATTAAAATCAAAAGATCCCAAATCATTTTTGGTGCTTAATCCGTACTGATTCAAATAACCATTATTACCATCTTGCAGAAGAACTACCAAACTTAATTGCTTTTCTGTATCAAATATTTTATCTTGTACTACAATAAAATATTTTTTTGTTCTATGTTCATTTAGAACAAAAGATTCCACAGTACTGAATTTTGTTGGTCTCGGGTTGCTATTAAATTCTTGTGAAATATCATCAAGCATCAAGACACGATTACCAACAGATTCTATGTAATCCTGGATAATTCTAGAATTGAATATAATCTCATTTGAAATAAGCTTTCCATCTAAAATAATTCCATTTTCACTAGCAAGATCAAAATCAAAAACGCAATTTAAATCTACAAATCTTGATAGATCTGTAGTTCCAGAAAAATCTCCATTATTCTGATTCGTAGAAATTCCAGCATTTCCTGCTACAGATTCTAAAATTAAATTTCCAAACTTTTTAAATCCTGCAGTGTGATTTAGAGCACTTACTGGATTATTCCAATTATTAAAGTCTTGCTTTGACTTAAGAGCATATGAAAAATATTGATAATAGTCACTATCATGGACTCTTTGAAAATCATTGTTTAAAAATCCAGTTTCGGTATTCCATCCTTTTCTCACTTCTGAGTATGCATTCACCTCATAGTTACCTTCTAAACTAAAAATTTCCTTTATAATACCAACAGACCCAGAAGTTTCCCCTATTATAAGTTCATTTGTAGAAAAGTCATTAATATTGGATACTTTTAAATATTGATTTTCTTTATTCCAATCCAAAACAAGTCCATTTGAAGAAATTGAATTTACATTTTCTCCCTTATAAAAATTATTCTTCTTTAAAACTGGATTAAATGAAGGAAAATACGATTCTGGTATTATTCTACCAGCAGAAAATCTACTATCAAAAGACCCCGGACTCTCCCCATCAAGCAAATAAGAAGATAAATTAAAAGTAACAACTCCAATTGCACCACCAATGTTTGGATCAATATCGGTGAGAGTGAATAAGTTATAGTTATAATTTGAAGAGTTGTATCCCTTTGCAGTTGAAGCAATTCCTACACTAACTCCTTCAATTAATACTTTACTTCCTACTTCAAATGGATAATCTTGAGGATCACTAAAGCTTGCCCCCAATGTTACTGTAACATCTTTAGTCAGATCATCAAAGGTGATGTTATTAATTTTAATTCCATTTGAGTTATTAATTGGAATAATTTTTGGAGTAACACTGTTAATATAACTACTATTTTTGTTTATTGCAACTCGTGAATCCCCAAGATTATATGATAATTCTATATCATTAATTACATTATTTGTTATTCCATCTATTACCACCAGAGATGGTGCGGAAGTATAGTTTTTCCCTACAGAAGTTATGCCAATATAATCTAAAGAAGATAGTGGTTCTAAAAACAAAATGCTTGGAAAATTTGCAGTGGGCCTAACGCTATGGTCTATGGAGTAATCAAAACCAATATCAATTATTTCTACTGAATTAATTTTCCCAATGTCATTTGTTTGTGCCTTTAATATTGAGTTTGACCCTTGATCTGATTTTGCTGCAACTAATGGTAATGAAGTATAATTTCTGCCTCCATTCAGAACAGTAATTTCATTAATGGATCCATTTGATGTTGATGATTTTTGAACATAATACTCAAAATCTTGGGCGGGAGATATTCTTTCAGATATATCTAAAATGTTAAATGCGAAAGTAGTTGATGAAATTCCAACAATAGAATAATTGCCACTATATTCACTTTTAACTAAAGAAATTTTATTAAATCCGGGTACTTCATCATCAATTATGATATCTTTTTTAATATTTGAGTTTATCTGTAAATTGATAGGAACTAATTTATAATACAGTTCATTTGGAAAATTATCGTTTAAGTTTACTTTAATATTTGCTGTGGAATCTATTCCAACCTTTCCCTCCCTTACTATTTCAAATATCTTTGATGATTTTGTAGAATCAAATTCGTTAATAAACTCCGAATCACTATAAAATCTTAGGTCAAATGCTGAGTATACTATGCCGTTGTTTGAAAAAGATAATGAAGAATCCGAAAGATCGAATAATATAGATTGATTTCTTACAAAGTTTAATAAAGGATTAATTTGCGATAAAATACCTGGTTGAGATGACCCAATAATGATAGTTTCTGGGGTTGACTTTATTGCCTGATAATAACTGGTAGAAAGTCTAATTTTGTTAGGGTCTACAACTACAACATAATAAATCTGATTGTTGGATAATCCAACTGAAGGGGTTGCTGCATTGTATACTACCTTTTGCCCAGTTTTATATCCATGGTTATTAATTATAATAGTTCCATTTGAAGTATCTACACTAGCAAAATTTCTTGGGTTTATTATCAATCTTCTATTAAAATCATTATATTTCACTACAAAAGTAGTAGAAACTCCCGATTTTACACCAATACTAATGTTATCCTGCAAAGATAGTCCATGAGATTCTGTAGTTGTGACTGTTACTACGCTTTTCGTTATATCCCCACGAAGATTATTTTCTAAATTTGTTACAAAACTATGAGTGTTCCCAGTACCAACCGAAGTAAAATATAAAATTTGACTTTCTATCGTTGAACCTACAGAAACAAAAGTTCCATTCGATCCCAATCCAACTCTAACAGTTGATATTCCAATAAGATCATTGGAAATTTTTGCGACATAAACTATTGAATTTTCAGAGAGCGAAAAACTAGATTTTCCGTCAGTAGAAACCGAAACCTGAGTCCCTCCATTTGCGGAGTATGTTAAAGAATCTCCAGTGATTAAATTGTGGTTTTTAATGTAAATTGATTGAGTTGGAATTGTTAATTGAGTAATTCCAACGCCTATATTTGAAAAATAAAGTGTACTGACAATTCCAACCCCAGAAACTGTTCCCAAACCAATAGATTCTTTGGGATCAAAATAAATCTCTCTATCAATATCAAAGTTATATGACGTTGAAATGCCAAAATTAAATTGCAACTTATTAGACCTTTCAGTAAGAGCAAATCCCGCTGAATAAGAAGTTAATCCAATAGTTCCATTTTGATTGCGAATAACTCTAATTCTTGATGCCTGGCGATCAATATTTAAAATTTTAACTTGCTCATCTCCAATTTGATATATATCATTCTCTCTAATTATTGGATATTGTAAATTACCAGATACGTTGAAATATGTAACAATTCCAGTATGTTGGGCAGATCCAACACCAACATATAAAACTAATTTGTTATTTTGTACCGTTATATTTCCTGATTTTTTATAGTCAAATATTCCTACAAATGTTACCAAATCATTATCAAGATAATTGTGAGGAACAGTTGAAAATCCAATAAATTTATTATTATATGGATAAAATGTAAAATTGTTTAGTGTTGACGTAGAAACTTCAACATCGAAAATTTCCTTTCCTTTTAATGATGAAACTTTGGCCTTTGCTCCAAATCCATTTGGACTAGTAAAAACAATTTCATCTCCTATTTTATAATTTTCTCCACCATTCTCAACTTTTACAGATTCAATAGATCCAGTTGAAACACTCTTTATTTTAGAGTTTTGCTGTTTTATTTGATTCGGACTTAACAAATACTCATATGAAAAAATATCATATGGAGTAGTATTTCTCTTCCAATTGGTTTTATTGATATCAATATCATCTTGATTGGAATCTACTTTGAAATTAAATTCGATTGGTTTTGATTTATACGTATTTCCTATTAAATATGGGAATTTTGGTGCCCTATAATTCCGAAATGGTCCGGATTCTTCCACATTTTCACTCTCATTAGTTGCAAAATATGCATACACGCCATTTGGGTATTCTGGTGTAATACAAAATCTTCCATTAGACTCATCTAAATCCCCATCTTCAAGATAAATATAATCCTCAACAAAAAATCCATTTGGATAATTGGGTCTTTGTCTTGAAGAAACTAGAACATCCAAATCACTTCTTAGAGAATATCCAGACTTTAGAGTTCTAATAGACCCTCCAGTTTTTGAAGAAAATCCATTAGGCCCATAAATCGGATTTCCATCATAAGCCCAACCAATAATAGGAGAGTGAGCATTTGATCCGCCCAGTTCATTGGGGGATAGTTCTTTCCCATCTAAAATAATTAAATCCGGAATATATTTTATTTCCCCATCCTCAAACTTAGTTGCCTGTGTAGAAAATCTTAAATTTCTTGGCGCATATGCATGGGTATATTGAAGTCCATAAGTATCCTTTATACCATTGGATATAATTCCATCATCTTTTGTTATTTGTTGAGACTTAATCAATCTTTCTACTAGGTTAATATTCCAAGATTTTATTCCCGCTTCTAATTTTGCTCCAGAACCTGATGAATTTACTACAATAGATGTGCTTGCTTGAAAGTACCCAGATCCACCATAAATTATAATAACTTCTACCAAAGTACCATTAGATAATACTGGTGATAGTAGTGCTCCTTTTCCATCACCATTGATTATAAGATTTGGTGGAGAATTATATCCACTTCCTTGACTTTGAATTAAAACATCCACAATTTGACCATTTAAAATAATCGGAGTTAACTGTGCTCCAGATCCAGAATTTAAATCAAATTGTGGTTGTGCATTATAATTAATAATTTCATTTGAACCATAGTTTGAACCACCATTATCTACAAATACTGATTGAATTTCTCCTCTAAAAATTGGTTGAATTATTGCATTAAAATTATTTCCAGATAGTGTAGAAACTCCCACTCTTCCTGTTACACTTACTTTAATTTCTGGGTAGTTAAATTTATGATCTCCCACACCTTTGGAAGTTAAATCTACATATTTTTTATTATCAAAATAAAAAGATGTAGGAATTCCCAGAGTTCCTATTCCAAGTTGAGATAATTTAAATTGGTCATTATCAATTTTAGTTACATAATATGAAGTAGAAGATGATAATCCACCTATAGGTTCTTCTGTTGCATTATATACAATAACTTCTCCATTATTATATCCATGGTCTTTTATCGAGATAATATTGGAAGCAGTATTTATTCCACTCACACTACCAATGACTAGTTTATTTTGATAATTTTGTCCATTAGACTCAATTTGAATTGAACCAATTTTTCTTTTTTTATTTTTTGATTTGAAAGAATGATTTCCTTCGCCATATGAAGTTAATTGAATAGTATTAATGCCGCTAACTGCATCTTCAAATGACTTATGAAGAGTTACATTAAATTCATTTTTAACAGAAACAAAATAAGTAGAATTTGTGGACAACCCACCAACAGAAGTTTGGGAGTCTGTTATATAAACAACTTCTTCCGCATCTCTAAACTTATGATAACTTGAAAATCCAACTTGATTTAATGGATTTAATTTTACTAATCCCGCAGAACTAATTGAATTAAAGGTAACTTGATGGTCAAAACTCACAAGATTTACTTTTGCGGATGCTCCAGACCCATTTCCACCAATAATTTCAATTTTTGGTTCCTCAAGGTAATCAAATCCCGGATCTAAAATATCAATTCTTTCAAGCCCACCAATAACTGAGCAATATCCATTAGCTCCAGAACCATTTTTGTCTGAAATAGATAAAATTGGTGGATTTATTACATCATATCCAGATCCTCCAGAGGTTGCTACGATTCTTTCAATTGAACCATAATAAATATTATCTCTAGATTTGTAGTTAAGAATCTCGACACCATTAACAAAAATTCCAATCAATCCTGCTTTAGTTTGATATAAATTTCCATCAACTTCTGGTCTTTTTATTTTTCTGATTAATTTCTGAGATTCTAATTTTTGTGTACTTAAATCATTAAATACAAAATTTTTAAGTTCAAATTTAGCATTATTAACAGTTCCATTTACAGATACAAAGTTTTCAGAAAAAATATTACTTCTACTTTTAGCTAATTTTACTTCTGTATCGCTAACTTTTTTTATAAAATAAATTCCCGAAGAAATACCTAAAGAATTTTCAGTTGTGGGTTTATATACTACAGAATCTCCAGTATAAAATCCATGATTTCCTATTTTTAAAGTATTTCCAGTAAAAGTTCCACTAAATTGGACTGAACGATCATTTATATCCAAAGGTGTATTCAAATATGATGGAATTGAAGGAGATGCAACATATAATGACTCCTCATTATCCAAATAAACATTTTGTACATTAGAAGTATATTGATTGGATATTGAGTAATTTTCAAATTCCGCTTTATTTACGATTTTTCTTACTGTATATTTCTGTAAAATGTCCAATAAAGAATTTTCTGCTCCAAATTGAACACTAAAAGATTTTTTATCTTCAACTGAAATAACATTTCCAATCTGTTCCAAACCAGATGAAGAGGTTAAAGATACTAAATTACCCACTCTAAAAATATGGTCTTCTTCTACATTGATAATATATGATTTGTCTGAACTATCCAAAAGTCTTATGGAACTTGCATCATATTTTACCGGAATATTAAAAAACCAATTATTGTCTCTATGTTCTTTAGATTCTTTTCCTAAGGTCTTTATTTTAATAATATCGTTATTTGAGTATAATGTAGTATTTTCTGGTATTTCTAAGTCAGATAAAACACCAAGAATTCTAACCTTTATCTTTTCACCAGTTAAATTTGAATATCCATATGAAAAATAATCATATTTTACCTTTGTTGATATTGGTATGTTTTGTTCTACACCGGTACATCCCAAAAATTGATTCAATGTCTTTGAAGTATACTGGACAGTTAAAGAAGATCCATTGGGAAGATCTATACTCAATAAACCATCAGATACTGGAAATCCTACAGTAGAATCAACTTCAATTGTTGTCGAATTGGCAATAATTTCTGTTGTAATTTTTGTTTGTGGGTGTATTTTAAATTTTCCATATATCGATCCCTTTGGCTCAATATCTTTATCATAATCAGAATCTAAACTTATTACGTAATAAGTTTTTGATCCTCTTATAATATTTTCGACCTTAGTAACAGTCCCCTGAGATATTTTTAAAATTTCATCCGAATTTTGATACTGATAAAGCGTACCATTAATAAACTCTTCTGGGTTACCTTCAATATTTTCTACGACTAGATCGGAAGTAATTCTATACTGGGCACTTGATGGTATTATCAGATAATCTCTTGGTCTAATTATATCAACATTTTCTCCATATAATGCTCCAAATAAAATTTTAAAAGAGTTATCTGTTCCCTTTGAAGAATAAAAATCTACAGCTTGCTTTGTAAATAATCTTTCATTTAAATCTGAATATAACTCTCTACCTTCAAATCCAGGAGTGATTTGCTTCTTTACTTTTGCAAAAAACTCTTTTAGAAAAAGAACACTTAAATTTGTTACGGTTGTTGGTGAAATGTGTTCTTCCACTGAAGTTTCTGAAAAAACCAAATCGCCATTACTTTCATAAGAACTAATTCCACTAAATCCTCTTACACACCCATCAAAAGTTGTTGGAGTCTTTGAAGTGTATGTGACAATTTCAGAATCAATTAATAGTAACCCATAAGAATCTGGAAAACCTGCTGTCGAAGATACATTAATTGTAGAATCAAAAAAAGTAACATCAGAACTTAAATTTGTAGATTCAATTAAGTTTGCTAAATTGTCAACTTTAACGTACTGCTCAATATTTTGAAGTAAATCATTAGTTCCACCTTGATTTTCTAAAGAAATATAATACTGAGATAAAAATTCCGATACTAATGGAAATTCTTCTCTAACAAATTGTGGAAGTTGATTGTCGATGATTGAACTGATTTTAATTCTGGTTTCTTTCATTTTATTATAATCTTACGAGGTCTCCGTTGGTGTAACTTGATGTAAATTTATAAGAGGATCCAGATATATCTGAACCTGAAGAAATTTCGTCAGAAAGCATGTTTAATGTAACACTATTAATATCTAGTTGCAAATATAAATCCTGCAATCCAATTACGTCATTTGACTTTGGAATAGCAGAAATTTCTATTATAGGTTGATCAAATGAAGTTTTTTGTGTGGAATTTATGTTTACTGGGTATAGTATTATTTCTCCCTTTAAATAATCAATTTTTCCAACATTTCTTTTTACAATTACTGGTTGGGAAGATTGTAACTTAAAGAAAAAGATACTTCCAGTAATATTATCCGAATTTGGGATATCTCCAATATATAAGGTATCATTTATTCCCGAAATATTAAATCCAGATGATTTAATATTATATCCATTTTGATTTTTTATGTGAAATTGATTTCCAAAACAAATCTCATAATCACCAAAAGCATTTAAAACAAGTCTCAGATCACGTCTCATTGCAATTTTGGTAATATTCGACATAATTGCAATATCTGAGTCATCAATAATTTTTAAATACTTACTGTACTTAAATCTTGCTCCATATCGATTAAGCTCTTTTGAATTTGAATAACTATCAATATTGCTAATTATTTTTTGCTTAAGATAATTTGGATCTAATGTTGTATTGGAATTATAATATGCAGTAGTATCAGTTTCCAGATAAAGATATTTTAGATCTATAATCTCGGGCACTATTCCCGCAACAGAATACCGCCTCAAATCTCTCTCAATATTATCTTTAACTTGGTTTGAAACAAAAGGTCCATTAATTGGTTTTATACATATAAAAACTTTTCCATATCTTGGTGGATTTAAATTCTCTCCCCCAAAAACAGATACTGATTCAGCTTCTGGATAGATTGTTGGTACAATTGTTTCATAATCAGTTGCAGTCACCGCACGATTTTGTGAAGAATATTTTCTAGGAGCATATTTTTTAATAGATTCTACCGATTCAATTTCTCTTCCATTTTGTGATGGAGAATTTGTAGTAATTAAGGATATTCCAGAGGTTACAACTCTGTTTAAATTATCTACTATTCGACCACTAAAATTAAAAGAAGAAACTCCATTTCCATTTTCACCATTTGTGATATTATAATTGACTTCGATATAATTTAAATTTTCTAATTTCTTACCAAAAACACCATCACCAAAAATCAATTCATATCTTTGATCCTCTATTTCTTGTATGAAGAAGACTCTAGATTCCGAATTAATTTCAAATAAATTTTTTGATAATTTATATACATTTCTTATTGTACTCGATTGTGTATTTCTAACAGAAACGCTAATTGAGTCTATATCAATATTTGCATTGTTTAAGATAAATTTTTGATTTTTATTATTTGCGTCTACTGTAAAATTGCTAGTTGCAAAAAAACCTTCATATATGTCTATGTTATCAAATAAAGCAATTCCATTTATAACAGGAACTGTTATATCTTGTGGAATAATAAAAGTAAAGCTCTGATTACCAAAAGTTGTATTTGTGGTACATACTATTCCACTTTTGAGAGTTAACGTAATTGGATTTGTGGAAAAACCGTTCGTATCTACAAAAAAGGATATATTTGCTCTGGCAGCTGCGCGAGAATATGGAACATATCCTATATTTCTTGCAAGAGAAACAACATTTTCTCTCAATGTGGCGCTATCAATAAAAACCTCATTGCTAATCATATTAGCATTATATGAGGAAATATAAGTATTGTATGCTAAAACATCAATCAAAGATGAAAGGTTAGAACCATCAAAATCATAGTCAGTAAAATTTGAGTTCGCTCTTAGGTACTCACGAAGCGAACTTTTTATTTGATCGAAGTCTAAGTTTGTAAAATTAACTAGTGCCATTTATCGTGTTGGCTGAAGTGCAAATGATAACTGCTGAGGAAGAACATCAATTCCCACTATTGAATATTCCACCGTTACATTAAATTCGTTGTTTCCATAATCAGGAGAGACTTTCACATCAATAAGATTTACTCTTGGTTCATAATTACGAATAGTATTTTCAATTTCATCTTTAATTATTGATGCTGTTATATCATCAATATTTTCAAAAAGAGATTGACTCACTCTAGAACCCAAATTTTCATCAAAAAATCTTTCACCGGGATATGTAAGTACCAAATTGCGAATGGAGCGAGCAATTGCACTTTCATTATTAAGTGCAATTAGGTCGTAATTTAATGGATTAACCTGAAAAGACATACTTATGTCCTTAAAACCCCTGCTAACTCGCTCTAAAGGCATTAAAGTGTATAAAAACTGTATTATTTATTCGCGTTTTTTCAATTCATATAGTGGTTCAGTACCATATTCCCAATCATCATAGTCATCATCATTGCGAATTTTTTCATGAATTTCATTTTGATGGAAGAAATCATGTTTTTTGGGAGTCAAATCGTCATTTGCAATCTCACGAAGCATTTTTTTGCTCTCGATTTGACTTTCCCAACCATATTCGGAGGACAAATATCGAGTTCCCCACTCATTTTTCATGAAATTTTGGTCTTTATCGACTTTTTTAGTCATTTTTTAGCTCCTGATCTGTTAAATCAGAACTTTTTACGGGGTTGCTATCCCGTGAGTCAATGTAAAATCCTTTTCTAAGGTAATCTGGATCTTCTATAAAGGTAAGATTATTTTTATTTTCCAATTCTTGATCTTTCCAGACAGGAATTGCAACAGTATTCCCATATCTAAAGTCTGGATTTCTTCTGAAATGAACTTCAATTAGGTGATTATTAATAAATTCACAGTTAATCCATTCATAATTTCCATTTAAGTTATTTAATACTTCAGGAAACTCAATATTTCTTTCAATTTTTGTCCAACTTTTCCACTTATAAAGATTATTGTTATCATATCTTTCTCCAAGGATTACAAGTTCTGCTTTCTTATTTCTAAAATCAACACTAATGTGTTCCCCCTTAAAAATCTCACACCAAAATTCAGATGGATGAAAGTGATCAGTCTCTTTATCAATCCATTCTATACGAGAAAATCGTCCCATACCAAGTAAATTAATGCTTGGTCGGACGATATAATACCCTGGATATGGAACAGGCACCCCTGTAGGTCCACAGAGATGCCCCAGACGATTATTTAAAAACAACTTACTATAAACCCATAAATCATTTGAATGAATTGAATTCCACTCATCCAAACACTCTAAGTGGTACATAGACAAGTTAATGAACTTTTAACTATTTACCTTGTCCACGATACTTTTTCTTACGTCCATTGCGAGAGGTTGCACTGAGCAGAGTACGAGGAGACCGTCCCTGACGAGTCTTCTTTGGTGCCCCCGCTTCAAATACTGTTTTATTCGATCCACCTTTAACCATTTAAATTTTCCTCCATTTCTAGTTCATTAGGATCAACATCTTCTCCCGAGTAAAAACGCTCTGAGAAGTTTTGAAAAATCTCACTACAGTCTTCCATAGTAAGATTTTGATAAATTTTACGCCCTTTATAGAAAAGATTGTAAGTTTTTTCCATTAGATTACGCGAGTTTTTTCATGCCCCACTCTAATACGAGGATCGCACCAGATATCAAAACCAGCTTCTTTTGCATCAAGACAGAAAGAAACATCTTCTCCGCACATATCCTGAACTCCACCAGACTCAAAGACTTGCATTTTAGGAGCAAACCAAGGATATTCAAGATTCTCAAAGACACCCTTCTTAATTAGAACCCATCCAAAACCAGTGTAGTCTACAGTGAATGGCTTACGACGCTTACTGATCGAATCCACAGTTTCGTGGTTCATCACTCCACCGTTCTTGCGGAAATCCTCTTCCTCTAACCAGTGTGCTACTGAGGTTGTGTGACCATCTTCTGTAGCATACCAACCAGCAACAACTTCCTTATCTTCTCCTTCTTCATTCAGAGCAAGATCACAGAGTTGCCAGAACTTTTCTGAAGTAAAGACAATATCCGAGTCAATCCAAAGTTGATAATCATATTCTAATTTACCATCCCATGGAATCTGTTTTGGGCCACGAAGAACATTCGCACCAAGACACTTACAACGTGCAAAGTTTACCATTGATGAGTAATCTTGTGAAATCTGAATACTCATTCCATTTTGAACTAGATCAAAACAAAGTTGTACAAATGCCTTTAGAAAAATAAAAGAACATCCTCTACCAGGTAAACAGAAAACAATACTCTTGCCCCTCATTCGTTCTTTAATTGCATCATAATCCCATTCTTGTTCTTTGGGTTTTGGTGCAATTGCTTTTACTGTAAATCCTTTTGCCATAAGAAAATCAAACCATCAGTTCAAATTTTAACAGTCTATATATGTCTTGTCAATTCTTACGCTAAAATCAATGCGAAGAATCTAGTACTACTTTCTTATTCAATGAAAGTTCCTCATATGTTAAATCCTCTGCACTATATTCTGTTTTCATTAAACCTACCATATTATTCAAAGTATCCCATATCTTCTCAAACTCTTCCTTTTTGAGAGAATGATATAAGCACTTATCCTTTGCATATATGTGATAAATCTTTTCCATATAAAAAAATATTCCGGAATTTTTTGTAAGAAAACTTAATTCTTACATGCATTATATATCAGTGATATCAAAATTCCAAGAGGTATTAGTATAACTCTACTCATACTCTTTGGATATCTGATTATCCATCCTGCAAGTATGACTCTCCAAAAATTCCAGTAGGGTCCTCGGCGGCGGTTTCTAAGTGTTATCATACTTCCGGGAAATTTTTATGAGATTGATATATGTCTCGAAAAAGACATACAGTGTAGGTTAGGGTAGTTTGGGTTTTTTATAACGGGACAACGCCGCGCCGCGCTATAAACAACCGACCGCATATAACTGCCGGACGACTACTCTAACGCATAATAACATATGCGGCACCCAGAGTCAACCAGGTGCCGCACAGTAGACTATCGCTAACGCTCTGTCTACGACATCAGAACTCGATCACATCTGCAGTGGGTTCGTTATCATAACCCTCCGAAACATTCTCAGCAACGATTGCATCAAGAATCGAAAGAATCTCATTGCCGTTGTTACCTTTAGCCAGCAGAGAGAGAAGAACTTGCTTGGACATTTTGTGTTGTTTGTTGTAAGAAACTGTGTGTTTGGTGAGTGTCTTTATAGGGCGCATCTCATTCCCTTATGTGATGCTTACTGTTGGACTAGTACGCCATCCTCACGTCGCATAAAGTGTAGGACCTCATCATATGAAACTGTGATGGGTTTGATTGTTACACTAGGCGGACGATTGATGGCATCATAGCATTGCTTACAGATGTCGTCAAAGGAATACTTAGACTGTGGAATGTAACGCATGAGAGTGTAAGTAACGGTGTGAGTACTAAGTGTGAATCAGAGGTCGAATACTTCACTATTCAGTTGGACCACATTTACCTTCGGGTCGTTATACTTAACGCCGTCAGGAGTGCTATCAGAACCGCAGTCATTGAGCACTTCTACAAAGTCAACATAGTTGCCAACTTCTTGTGCGAGGTGATACAAACCCTCATCATTGTTAATCCACAGAGCAACATTCCAGGTCTCATAATTCTCCCAACCATTATACTCAGTGGAGAGGAGATTGCGTTGGTAAGTAACAGTCATTGGTGGTTAGTTAGTGTTGTTGAACGGGGTTAAATCAGGCAGGAGGCATTGCACAAGCAAGCATCAAATCCAGGTTGGTTGCATTCCACTTAGACTCGATGATTTCACTGTGGAAGAGATCAGGAGTTTCGATAACATTGTGCATATACTCATACCATGCGTCGAACAGTTCCATACTCTGAGCGGCAAGGGCTTGGAAGGCGTGCTCGATAGCGAAGTTGAGTGCGTTTTGAGACATTTAGTGTCGTTTGAAGAGTGTTGGTGAGGGGTGGTTGTGTGTCCCTGTACTATAGGTCCACTTTGGAGCTAAGTAACTTTAATTCAACGAAAGTTCCTTATAAATAAACCAGTTATTTGTTCCGTATGGTGTCAATAACTATCAGGTGAGTTTCTTATATTGAACCCTCCTATATGGATCAAGGGTCAATCACAAACTCCCACAAAGGTAGTTAACACTTAGGAGAGACAAGTAGCAGACAATCGAAGACTTAAGGGTTGCCAGAGAGTTATAAAAAACTCACCCTATTACTGGTTTTTTTAGTGTCTACTTATACTGGGTTTTTGTCTCTAAATTCTTTATACATTACTCACTACGTTCGTAATACCCTTCGGGTGTACTCTGGTGTATACTGTGTCTGGTGGCTTAAGCTTACTCATAGCTCCCTGATTAACCTCCACAAAGGTAATTGTAGCAGAAACAGTAAGGTATGTCAAGGCATTAAAAAAGACCCCACTAGGAGTCTTTCAAGGAGTGTATATGTGGTTTTATAAGTTACCACCTATCAGGTCTACTTAGGTCTTCTACGTATGCTTCTACCTTCTCAGCTGGTTCCAACTCAAATACTTTGTCCCAGTCAAGTTGGTGCGGGTCAAAGTCATCAAAGACCTCAAGTTCCAGTGTGACCCTATAACGCTGCTTCTGAGCTTTCTGATACGCAACCGACATAAGTGTGCTCCGTGAGTGTTACTGTAGGTATTGTAAGATGCCTGGGAATTGTTGTCAAGTCCTTGGGGATATTTATTCGGGGTGTGGAGATTTTATGAGACATGTGTGGGGATTTGATAACGCGGGGGTTGACATTTG